CCTGTTTGGTTCTAGCTTCGATTTTTTTTTCGTCGCTCTTAGCCTGACTCGCACGATTGTCGGCTTCTATTTTATTTTTACTCATAACGTTTTACGCCTCCTTCGTGAGTAGTTTTTGCTTTTCCTCAGCAAACTTATCGAGTGGCACACCTAATTTTTTAGCAATTGCTACCTCAGACGGTGTGAGTCTTTGGGTTTTAACGCGACCAGTTTTACTACTACGCGTTGCTGATGCAACAGTTTGTGTAGGTTTTGTAGTCGTTTCTATTTCCTTTTTAGCAAATTTGTGGGGAAATTCAAGTGCCATATTTCTGTCTATTTCCTTATAATATGCCTCAGGATCCATTATAGGATCATGACCCTCCTCTTCCACTAATTTTGTGTGAATAACTTTAGCGGCTTCGGTCATTATCTTATCTTTGTTAAACCAAGGATTCTTTTCTGCCCATTCTTGAGCATTAGGATCCACTCTTCTTGTTGGTTGATTTATTTCTTGAGGTTTTTCAACAGGTATCTCTTCTTTTTTACTAGCTTGTCTAGTTTTCATGTCAAGAAGTTTAGCCTCTTCATAACCCAATCTTGATATCTCAGCAGACGCAGCAACCTCATCTTTGAGATTATTTTCCTCTCTAGCTTTTGCTAGTTTGGCAACTGCAGCTTCCATACCAGATTTAATTCGACCCTCCATTTCTGATACATAACTTGTATCAATTTTAGAAAGTCTTGTTTTTAGTTTTTCTTGCTCTTCTAAAATACTTTTTGCATAAAGCGTTGCAGCTTCTTCTCTCCGCTCTGCTTCACGCATTTTTTTAGTAAGTTTAGCAATTCTTCTTTTTACTCCATCAGAGTATTCATCTAATTCTTTCTTGTTACTTTCTTGTCTTTTATCTTCTTGAACTGGAACATCAGGCAACTTATCAAATTCCTTATTTGAATCGTCGGACTGATTATTGTCTTCAAGTTTTGTCTCACGTTCGTTTTCATGTGTTTTGTCTTCTCCTGCCGTTTTATCATCTTCGTTTGTTGGCAGTTCGACTTCTACCTCAGGTCCTGAAGTATCAATATCGACTGTTTTCTTTTCTTCTTGCATAGTATCCTCCTATGTTAATACTGATGAAATATATCTTCGGGTTTTTCGATGGTTGCTAACACTTCATCATCATTTAGCAATCTAACTTCCCCGCCATCGATCTGGATTCTAGATCCAGCATATCTTGCAAAAATTACCCAATCACCCCTCTTGCACCAAGGGCCTTCAGGATAACGGTCTTTATCATAACAATGTGCTCCCATGCTTAATACTAATCCACATGTTGATGCAATTTGTTGTCTTTCTAAAGTATCCTGACCAAGAAATAATCCACCTTTGGTTCTTTCTGGCATTTTAAATGGTAGAACTAATATTCTCCATCCAGTTGGTTTAGGTAATTTTGCTGATTCTTTTGTTTTTAAACGTTCGTAACTATCCGCTTCTTTTTTATTTTCTTCTTTGTATTTTTCTTCTAACGCTAATTTAATTTTTGGTTGCGTCGAATCGGATGATGTTTTCTTTATCTTGTCTTCCATTTGGCTCCTTTTTCTTCAGCAGGTTAGAGATATCCTGTGATATTTTATAATAAGCGTGTGCTTGTCCTAGTAGATACTTGTATTTATCCATATTGTCAATACCTCCACCGATCATAGCATCACCAATTGATTGGTAAGAATCTTTTAAATTTTTTTGAATCTTACTTATTAGTTCTAGTTCTTCTAATAGCATCTTTACCTTTCTTAAAAATTGCAGCGACTTTTGATTTACCCATAACCTTGGCGCGCTGTTCACCAACAGTTAGAATTTGTATTTTCCTTGCAAACGGTTTAGATATCTTTTTAACTTTTGCAACAGTCTTACGAGCATCAGTAGGAGTCGCAAACTTAATACCAACAGTATCTTTAGGATTCTCATCGGTATAGAGTCTCCTACCAGAGCCTTTAGGCTTTTTTCCCGTTCCTTTTTTTGGATCCGCCATTTATAACTCCTTTTAATGTTTTAGCTTGTTTAGCATGTGTTTTAGATGCTTTTGTCAAACCTTTGATTACTTTTTTAATCTTTTGTTTTTTTAACATTTCCATCTCCTTCTAGCCTGACGAAGACGTGAGTTAGGATCCTTTGCTGCTTTAGGAAATTTTTTCATTTGCCCCGCACTTCTTGCGCAGAATGATTTTCTACGTTTAGCAGCTTTTGATCCTGGTTTCACTTTACCAGTCACGGCTGTTTTTAATTTTGAACCGGGATTTAATCTTCTATAGGCTTTGACACCGGCTCGTGTCATACCTGCTCCAGACTTTGTAGATCTAAAGTTTTTTTTATTTCTAGGAGGCATAGTGCCTTTAGAAAAATTTTCTCTGATTTCAAAATCGTTTCTCATTAGATTTTAAAACCTTTTAAAAGATTACCGTAATATTTTTTTGAACTTGAATTACTTAAATTTACTCCACCATATTCGCCCGAGATGCTCGGACCAAAGTATCCACCAGTGGCTGCTTTTTTTCTTTTAGCAAAAGTTGCAACATTAGTTGGTTTTGGTCCCACATTGGCAGCTTCCCGTTTCCTTGCAACGGCAGATCTTCTTTGACCTTCTGACATTCTTCTTGCTTTCGCAAGTGGGACACACTTGGGATACTTTCTTTTGGCGTCCTTCTTTTGTTTGGAACGGCCACACTTTGCGAAAGAACCATCTTTTCGCTTGCTCCCAATATCTACCCATTTTTGTTTGAACCATTTATCAAGACCATTTTTTGCCATTACGAATTCTTTCCGACGGCTTCTCTATTTAGTCCTCTAATGCAGACACCGCCACCTTTACCATAGCCTTGTCTTTTTAATCTAGCAGTTGCCTCTGTTAAACCACCCTCTGCTTTCATAATTCTTCCACCCATTGCAGAAGGTTTACGTCCTTTAAAATCTTTTCTCTTTACGCCAGATGGATCTTTAATCTTACCCGCACAGATCTTACTAGCATAGGCATTAGCATATGCGCTGGGATACACTTTAAATTTTCGCTTCGCTGCGGCTTTACCTCTAGGACATAGTTTAGTCATTATCTTTTCCTCGCTGTTTGTTTTGCTCGTTTAAAGTCAGATGCTTTTGGTGCGCCCTTTGCACCTTTTTTTCGCATCTTACCTCCACGCTTTCTTTTAGCATGGATGTTTGCATACAAACCTTTTCCGGCCATTACTTCTTGCCTTTTTTCTTCTTCTTCATCATGTAAGCTTTAAGACCAGGATTTAATTTTGCGATCCCACCTTTTTTCATTTTGCCTACACCATCAGCAGCATAGAAAGGAACTTTTTTCCCTTCTTTGTTAGTGACCATTTTTAATTTAGTACCATCTTTTAACATAGGTCGCTTCATCATTCCGCCACCCATTTTTTTCATACGTC